AGTTTATGCTCAAGATCTAAGTCAAACCTATACTTCTCCTAATCAAATGGGGTCAATGAAGGACGTAGCAGGGCCATTACCACCTATTACCCCTACTCGTTGGATTAACAATTGGCTTATGATTGATAGAACTGTAACAGGTGAAGCGGATTTAGTAATAGGACCTACACTCATGGTAATGAGAGTTATCGAAGTAACACCATTCGAGCGTAGTTCTCAAACAGTAAGTACAGCGGGTGCTCCTGAAGCAGGGGAATATCTAAACAACGATTCTCAAGTATTCCTTGCTTTTACCCCATTTGTTCTAAACATTGTTGGCGATAAAAGAAAGTTAACTGAAACTGAAAAAGCGATTGAGTATTCCAACGTATTTCTTTCAAACCAGCAAGACATCACTCCTTGAGGTGATCGAGTGCGAGGTGAATGGCATCTTCCGGGTCACAACTTTACAGGACCCGGTACTCGACTAACTGAACGTCTTGAACGAGGCGATGAACCTGTCAACCGCGTTGATGAACTCTCTCTTCATCATGATATTAGATATCAAGGGATCGGGAAGGATTCAAAAGATGATGGTTTATTGAATTTCTCTGAAGATTACGAGACTCTAAACGCTGATGTTCGATATATCGGTGGTGCGATCGGGATTATTTTGTCTCCGACCTCGTCAATGCAAGAAAGAACTGAAGCAGCATTTGTTGGATCATTGATGACTGTGAAGATCGCCTACAACTTTTTGCCTGTTGGACGTTCGTATTCTAAGTTAAAACGGTTTCAAAGAAATCGAAGAGTGTTGGTGTTAACATGAGTGAAGCAGATCAGGTTCAAAACGAGCGAATTGCCAAAGTCGAAGAGAGAATGTTAATGCTCGAACAAGCAATTCTTGAGATGCGCGGTATGGCAAAGACAATCAAATTGGTTGTGATCGCACTTGCGGCATCATTTGGCCTCGATGTTCATGGAATGTTGCTTTAAAGCGGATAATCAACCTCGCTTTCTCCACAATGAATACATGTTGTGGTCCTTTCACATATCTCGAATTCGTCAATCCATTTGTATTCTTCTCGAACTTCTAACCATTCTTCGATATCGAATTCAAAGGCTGCACAAATAACACCCAATCCTTGAAGGGAAACATACGCGCACTGTGGATCATCATTCATCTGATTCCCTCCAATGCTCCAAAGCATTAGCAATTCGTTCTAATTCGACGCGTACGCCTTCCCAAGCATCTCCTTCATTGGCCATGTTCCATTGAGTTTCGGATCGAAAGGATGGAGCGGCTCTCCAAAACTTTCTAAATAACCAAGATATCATCAATAAACATCCCCTACAATCTGCCAAACAGGTTCAAGCAACCAATCACCAAATGAACCAGCGCAATCTTCAAGTTCATGCTGAAAATACAAACCCGCTTCATTGACATCATCGGTATATCCGGCACGGTTTGCCTTCCAATAAACTAAATCTGCGTTCTCGTACCAATCGGAAATATAATCATCGGCTTTCTTTTGCATAAATTCAGATCTCTTTAAGCAGATAATCCGATACATTCGTACAGAATCCATTTATCTCTCCCTCCATGTAACCAAAGATCCACATTCACAGTCAGCAACCCAAGCAAAAGAGCCATCAATCAACGGTTTCCACTTAGCCATCGAGAAATTACCACATTCTTCGTGCAATAATTCACGATCAGGGCGGGTAATTGTACCTATTCCACGCTGTTCAAGCAGTTGTCTTCTCACCCAAGAACTAAAATTGGTCATCTTTTGGGCTAATTCGTACGATGTCGGACATAGCGTTATCATTTTATTGCGCATGAAATGATCTAAAACATATCACCTATATATGTATATCTTTCAAAAATCAAGTAAACTTGATATCAAATGGCTAGTTAGCAACGGGTGGGTGAGCGGGGAAGCATACTTCCCCACTATGTCCGATTGGCTCGCTACGCTCGCGAAGATAGGCTGGAAGTGCTGAAAGTATAGATCCGAAGATTTTTGGATTAACTTTTATTAACCGGTTTACTTTACACACCGATATGGCGACCAAGAAAACCCGCTCCTTTGAAATTTTTGAGACTATAACTGCGAATGCTGCCGGTAATACAGCAACTATCGATTTAAACACATTTGTTAACGTTGCTGATCTAGAAGCGTTTGGTGTTCAATCGATTGAAGTAGGTGTTAACGCAACAGCAACTAACCAACCTTCTGCTATATACCAAGTTCAAGTAGCCCTTGATTCACTTGCAGCAGGTTTCATTAACCATGCTGAGTATGATTCTCTTTACCTCAAGTTTTCTGATGCTTTGACATCTGCTTTCGATGAATCTCTTTCACTAGGCGATGTTTCTGAAATTCGTTACGTTCCCGGCGGACTTCTTAGTATTCGAGCCGATCGCTTAACCGGTGCTGCTGACGTTCCACTATATGTTAGAGTTACAGGTGTCATTAGCAAACTAAACGCTGCTGATTACATGAGTCTTGCATTGACACGATCTGCTAACCTCTGAGGTGCTTTTTGTGCCTTTGCCAACTCCTAAGCGCCGCGAATCCTATACGGATTATGTTAGTCGAGTTCATCGACACGTCAAGCGCAATAAGAACGCGGTTCGAGGTATCTATCAAGGACGAGGCAAAAACCGCAAGTTGCATATGCCCTCAGTAACAAAGAAGATCTCGGTTGCTTGGAGAAAACACAAGCGAAGTATGAAGTAGTGATATTATGCCTAGAAAAATGTTCAGTTCAATCTTTGGTTCGATAGCGTATGATTCAGGAGTTATACCTGCTGGGGCACCTGCTTCTCCCGGAGGCGCTGGAGTTGGTTATCAAACACCTGCGGCCACCTATGGCATTGGTGCTCACGATGACATTCTGTATAATGATGCGACTGGAGTTCCACAATTTAAAACAGGAACTTTCATGTCATACGACTTTCATGATCTTCGAGACTTACTCGAAGAAGGCGAATGTTTGGCAAACGCTATGATCGGCATTCAAAGAATGAAAGAAACTCCTGAAGTGATTAGTTGTTACAATGTCGCACCAGGTAGAAACATTCGAGAAACTATCATCGTAACAAATGCAGATGTAGATTGTGGCGATGGACGTATGGGTGGATCAGGTTTGGAGATCAAGCAATTATTCAAAGCAGGGTTTCAACCCATGACGTTGGCTAATCAAAATATAGGAAAGTTAGCAAGTCAAAGAGAGATTCTATACTGTGAACGTAGAGTTTATGCTCAAGATCTAAGTCAAACCTATACTTCTCCTAATCAAATGGGGTCAATGAAGGACGTAGCAGGGCCATTACCACCTATTACCCCTACTCGTTGGATTAACAATTGGCTTATGAT